AAGCAAGATAGGGTTGTGTTTCTTGTAAAAGAAAATGGCATTACGTATGATGCTATAGGTAGAAGCTTAAAGCCTAAGACAATACCAAAATGGTATAGGTATGGTAAATCACAAAAACTATTCACAGCAGGTGAACATGATACTGCTGTGCTAGTTGAAGATTCTGCATCCGCCTGCGCTATATCCCCTGTTGCTACTGGCGTTGCGTTATTAGGAACGAATATGAAAGATGCAGACTTGACACAACTACGTAAATATAAGCATGTGTTTGTGTGCTTAGACCCAGACGCCACTCGCAAGGCACTTGACTTACAAAAATACCTATCGTATTTTGTGTCAACAACAATAATAAGAATAGATGATGACCTGAAATATTATGATGCGCAGGAGATTAAAAAATTACTACAGAACAGCAACTGATAAAGCTCCTACTTGGTAAAGAGTTTTATGATACAAACAGAACACGCGTATTGCGTTCAATGTTTCCAACTGAACTGTCTGACTTGTACGATACAATTGTTATCGGCCACGAAAGATATGAGCGTGATTTAACCGCTAACGAATTACGTGAACTCTTTCGGGTTCACAATCCTACAGCCACTCGTGCTAAGCGCGAATTGATTGCTGAGATTATTGATGACTTAAAAGCCTACCCACCCATCGGTGACGATGTGGCAGCTGATGTGCTTAAAAGCATGTGGCAACAGGAGATTGGTAGACAGATTGCTGACATGGGTCTAGCCATGATGGAAGGCAATCCTGATAAGATACATGAAATCAAAGAGTTAGTAGACAAATCTGAGAATGGTTTCATACCCGAAGATGAATTGGTTGCCGTAACCACTGACTTAGATGAACTGCTGGAGTTTGAAAAGAACGCCGACTGTTGGGAATTTAACATTCCTTCACTAGCTAAAGTTGTACGTGGTGGACGTGGTGGTGAATTTATGATTGCCTTTGCTAGACCGGAGATTGGCAAGACAGCTTTCTACGTATCATTAGCTACCGCACCTAATGGTTTCTGTGCACAGGGCGCCAACGTTCACGTCATTACTAATGAAGAACCAGCTATCCGTACAATGAAGCGTGCTATATCCGCGTACACTGGATTTAATGGTGAGCAACTATATATGAACCGTTCACAAGCAAAAGAAAAGTTCACAGAGATTGGCGCCAACTTACATATGTTTGACAAGGTGGATGCCAGTATTGAATGGTTGAATAAGCACTGTGAACGGCATAAGCCTGACATTATCATTATTGACCAGCTGGATAAGCTGGATGTGATGGGGTCATTCGCTCGTACTGACGAGAAGCTACGGCAGATATACTTAAAGTTCCGTGAAGTTTGTAAACGGCACAATGTATTTGGTATTGGTATCAGTCAAGCATCGGCGGATGCTGAGAGTAGAACTAACGTTACTTATGCAATGATGGAGAATAGCAAAACCGGCAAGGCTGCTGAAGCTGATTTGATTATCGGTATTGGCAAACAAGACGTTTCTGATAATGAAAGACAGCGTTACCTCACAATATCTAAAAACAAGTTGACCGGATTCCACGGTAATATAGTATGCAACCTAGAAACAGCAACAAGTAGGTACACAGCATGATGTACACAAAGGATGATTTACCTAAACTGCTTCTTGAATTAAAGAGGTATAAAAAAGCTTCCGAAAGCTTAGAAATAGCTAATTACAATAAGTCACAGTATAGTAATGCACCGGAAAGAGCAGTAACCCGCATAGAAAAGTTAATCAGGTTACTGGAACATGATATGACTATAGAAGATTACAACTCCGGTCTTGTACTTATCAACGACAGGTTTGTAGTAAGCTTAATATCAAATAAATGGCGTGTAGTGGGCCGCAACAAGTGGTACATGCACAAGAATGATATTACACATTTTGTAAATAACTATATATTGCGAGATGAAACATGATTACTACATTAGATGTTGAAACAATGTTTCAAAAGAACCCTGAGACTAAACGCACTGACCCTTCACCATTTCACAAGGACAACAAGTTAGTATCCGTACAATATGCAACCGAAGATAATGAGCCGGTGTTCCGTTGGTTTCACCACGATACCGAAACTATTGACACACGTGAAGTTCACAATGATGTACAAAATGTTCTAGATAATACCACCCTGCTCATCGGTCACAACATTAAGTTTGATTTGGTGTGGCTGTGGGAATCTGGCTTTCAGTATGACGGTGATGTATACGACACCATGATTGGTGAATACCTGCTGTTGCGCTGCCAGAACTGGGGCGTAAGCTTGGCTGATAGCTGTACCAGACGCAAGGTGTCTCTAAAGAAGGGCGACCTGATTGAGGAATATATCCGTAGCGGCATAGGCTTTGACAAGATGCCCAAGGATATTGTTGAGGAGTACGGCATCGCTGACGTTGTATCCACACGTGAGCTGTTTTATGCACAACGTAAGCTATACTCCGAGGACAAAAATGCACCTCTTCGTAAGCACCTAAAGCTTATGAACAACTTCCTGCCGGTGCTGGCTACGCTGGAACAGAATGGAATCAAGATTGATTTTACAGAACTTCACAAGGTTCGTTCTGATTATCAGATTGAACGCTCTGAGCTACAGATGAAGCTGGAAGACGTGTGCCATGAGGTCATGGGCGACCGACCTATTAACTTTGCATCACCGGCACAGATGAGTGAGCTTATATATTCACGCCGTATAACGGATAAAAAGAAATGGGCTGAGATATTTAACATCGGCTTAAACGATAAGGGTAAGCCGTTGCATCGCCCACAGATGAGCACAGCACAGTTCGCTGCCACTGTGAAGAATCTGACCACACGCATACATAAAACACGTGCTGTACATTGCCGCCAGTGTATGGGTAAGGGCGAGTTCTGGAAAACTAAGGTTAACGGCGAGCTGTGGAAGAACGCAACAAAGTGTAAAACTTGTGCTGGAGAAGGATACATACAGGAGCCACTACCTAAAATCGGCGGACTCACAATGAATCCACAGGGTGTGCTTGATGTATCTGCCAGCGGGTTTTCCACAGATAAAACCACGTTGCTTCGATTGTTAAAGGCCGCTGTTCACAAGGGTAACGAAAGTGCAGAAACCTTCTTAAAAGCCGCTGTACGGCTTAACGCAGTCGAGGTGTATCTTTCTAGCTTTGTAGGCGGCATAGCCCGTAACGTGAAGCCTAATGGGATACTACACCCCAAGTTTAACCAATGCATTACTCGTACCACTCGCCTGTCTTCATCTGACCCTAACTTTCAGAACCAGCCACGGGGCAACACGTTCCCAGTGCGCCGTGTTGTTATATCTAGGTTTGACAACGGTACAATTTTACAGGCTGATTACAGTCAGCTTGAGTTCCGTGTTGCCGCACAGATGAGCGGTGATGATACTATGATTAAGGATATTTTAGATGGTGTCGATGTTCACAAATATACCGCGTCAGTTATCTTTGATAAGCCAGAAGCTGAAGTTACTAAGGAAGAAAGAACAGACGCTAAAGCGCACACGTTCAAACCTCTCTATGGAGGGTCTTCCGGCACACCAAGCGAGATGGCTTATTACCAAGCGTTTACAAAGAAATACCCAAAGCTTGCTAAATGGCATCAGGATTTGCAGACTGAGGCTATTACACATAATAGTGTCACTTTGCTTACTGGTCAGCAATTTGCTTTTCCAGATGCTAGACGCCTTGCTTCAGGTGCTGCATCAGGGGCGCCCTCCATCAAGAACTACCCTGTACAAGGTATGGCGGGTGGTTGCTTGGTGCCGTTGGCAATGCTTTCGTTGCACCGTGCACTTAGAGATAATAATTGCAAGTCTATTGTTATCAATACAGTCCACGACTCTATAGTTCTTGATGTATTTCCTGGAGAAGAAGCACTGGTTGCTAGGATTACGTATGACGCAATGGCTGGTGTTACTAAGGTTTTTGAAGAACTATACAATGTCAAGTGGGTGGTGCCACTTGAAGTCGATATTGAGGTAGGAAAAAACTGGCTCGATATGGATACTTTTGCGCTTGACTACCAACAAGCTATGTGATAAAACTCTTGTTCAACTAAAGGAAGGGTCAAAAATGACTACATTACCTACTATTAATAATAACCTGTCTTACGAGCAGATTGCCCAGATGACAGGCCAAGAAATGCCTTCTAAAAGCACCTCCACATTGAAGGTGTTGAAAATTAATCGTGACTTTGAAGATGATGATGGCAACGCGCTACCATCTGGAACATTCACAGTTAATACAGATGGCGAAAACATCTATGCTAAAACAATTACTTTTCAATTGTTTATGCAGCGTTATCAATACATTCACTATGACCAGTCAGAAGGCGAATTCGTAGGGAAGTCGATTATGGCAAACAATCTATACCCACAAACTGAGGTGCCAGATTCAATTGGTACTATGCGCTGTGGGTCTGTGCCATCATCAAAACGCGAGAACCTAACCGTAGAACAAGCCACAAAGCAGAAGGATATTAAATGCTATCGTATGCTTTTTGGTAAAGTTACGTTTAACGATGCGGTTAATGCTAAAGGTGATAAGCGCACAGTTGAAGATATGCCAATATTGTGGAAAGCACGTGGTGCTAACTTTATGCCTATCTCAGTTCCACTGGATGCCTTAACAGCACAGAGCAAGAACTTTATATTCTATAACATGGATGTTTCCTTGAAGAAGGAAAAGAATGGTTCTGTTATTTACTATGTCGGTGTATTCTCATCACCTAAAGGTCCACTCGATTTTACTGAAAGTGACCAACAATTACTAATCGACTTTGATTCGTATATTAAGGCTGAAAATAAAGACGTAATGAAAGACTATGATTCTGCACTGCGTTCTACAGGAAATATAGTTGACGTAGATTCAACTACTGTTACAATGGATGACGTACTTAATGACGACTTACCGGAGTCAATGGCATCATGAATGTAAATCAAAGCCGCCTTCTTTCGTTCCTTTCAAAGGCGGCTCGTGGGGAGGCAGAAATGTCTCCTCACACCCTTGATAGGTTCGCCCAATACGCCCGTGACGCTATGGAAAAACAGTTTACCCCAAGGGATAAAACTTTTACATTGCGTATGAGTAACGTGGGTAAGCCAACCTGCCAGCTACAAATGCAAGCTAGTGGCGTAGAATCAGAAGCCCCATCATACGATTTTAAGATGCGTATGATTATGGGTGACTTGATGGAAGCTGCCATGTTTACTTTAATGGAAGCCGCTGGCATAGAAATAAAATCCAAACATACAAAAGTATCCCACCAAGTTGGTGACACAGTTATCAATGGTGAATATGACGTTGAACTTGATGACGGTATTTGGGATATTAAAACTGCGTCCCCGTTTGCTTTTGAACAGAAGTTCAATACATTAGATGGGTTTAACAGAATTAAAGACAAGGATTCATTTGGTTACGTAGCACAGGGTATTGGCTATGGTATGGGTGCTGGTAAGCCCTTTAAAGGATGGATTGCTTTAAATAAATCTACTGGAGAGATTGCCTTTACCGAAGCCCCCGACAATGACACGGAGAAGGAAGAAGTAAATGAAAAGATACAGAAATCTATTTCTGCAACAAACTCCACTGAGCCGTTTAAACGACAGTTTTCAGATGTTCCAGAATCTTTCTACAAGAAGGAAACCGGAAATAGGGTACTGGGGTTTGAGTGTACATGGTGCGACTACAAAAAACATTGCTGGGAAAAGTTGGAATTCAGAAAACAACTACCAAGCAAATCCAAAAACCCCAAGTTCGTCTGGTACACACACATCACAGACTACTGGCGTAATCATGACAATACAATACAGGACACCTGATGGTACTGCGTCAGCAAAAATCTTTAAAACGACTGAAGCGGAAGCCTACGACTTCATCACAGAGCTCAAAGAAGGCATCCCCTTCCCCACGCTCTACTGTGAAGGCCAAGTCTGCGCCTTCTCAGCGAAAAACATCAACGAAGTCCGTGCCGAAAAAACGGATGTCGGTGAGGTCAGCGAAAGCAAAGGGTCGTAAATTGCAAAACTGGGTGGCAGAGCAGTTACTAAGTATTTTAAAGAAAGTGACTTCTCTGGATGTCCGGTCTACCCCAATGGGAGTTAATGGTGTTGATGTGCAGATGTCAACTGCCGCATATGTACAGTTTCCTTACGACATAGAGTGTAAGAATACGGAGCGTATGACTACGCTCTATAATTATTACGAACAGGCAATTAGCCATGACTCCGGTGGAGAACCTTTGTTGATTGTAAAAATGAACCACAAAAAGCCTCTTGCTGTTGTAGATGCAGAGCATTTTATAAAGGTAGCCGCATGTCAGAAAAAAATCCAATAAATTTAAATCCAGGTGACTCTGCTGTTATAGTACGTCATGACAATAGTGATGATGCAGGCTTTGGAATTGAAATATATCACCACCCCTTAAAAAGTATGAGTGATGAAGATTTAATTTTTTATACACTGCTAACTCGTGGCATGGCATTCCAAGCCACAATAGACACGGAAGCAGTGCTAGAACTTGGTGAAGAGAGCTATACTGGTGATGAAAATGTAGCTCTTACACATCACTAATGTGAGGAGTGTAATGGCTTTATTACATGAATTTTATAGCGAAGATGATTGCAGTAGAGGCTTAGCATCTTATCGTAAAGCTGCCGTTTTTCGAGAGAAGGATGGTAGCTTCACTGTGTATATGATGCAGGATGGTGCTATAATAGAAGAAAGAAATATTAAGGGGCATACTGAACAGTATGCTGAAGATTGTGCTGAAAATTGGGTATTAGGAGTTATTAAGTGAGGCACGTAGATTTATGTAGTGGTATCGGTGGCTTTGCTCTTGGTTTTGAGTGGGCTGGATTATCAACCCCAGTAATGTTCTGTGATATAGAGGAGTGGTGCAGGAACATACTAAAAAAACATTGGACTAACGTACCTATTAAATCAGATGTAAAGGAATTGGCTAATGACCCAGAAAGACTTGTTCCCGATTGCGACATCCTCACAGCAGGATATCCTTGTCAGCCCTTCTCCCAAGCGGGAAACCGTAAAGGTAAAGAAGACCCACGCCACATCTGGCCGCACATCCGCAAAATTGTTGCATCCAAAAGACCCTCTTGGGTTGTTTTCGAAAACGTTTATGGTCACATCAGCTTGGGACTCGACGCTGTGCTCCTTGACTTGGAAACCGAAGGCTACGCCACAAGGACGTTTATTGTTCCAGCTAGCGGCATCGGCGCACCCCATAAGCGAGATAGAGTCTGGATTGTGGGCTACACCGAACACAATGGACCATCTACCACTGCGCTCCAAGGAGAGCATGGAGAGAATGAAAGAGGGTCACAGAAAGGGCAGGAAGCGCCCCAGCAATTTAAGGGAACAGGTGAATCCAGAATACGTGAAGATGTGGGCAACGCCAAGGACAACGGATGGGACGGGCGGCCCACGCCAGCTGGACGAGAAGGGTCGGAGAATCAGCCTAACGAATCCAGACTTAAAGTTCGGGGCGAATCTAGCAGACCAAGTACGGATGTGGCCGACACCAACAACCAGAGACCACAAGGGCGGCTATCAGGGGGGCAGGATACGCAACGGCAAGGTGTCGTGGGACACACTGGATGTAGCAGTGCAACACACAGACAATCAGAACAAAACTGGTGGACAACTGAACCCAATGTGGGTAGAGTGGCTAATGGGATACCCAAAAGGGTGGACAGACTTAAAGGACTAGGGAACGCCATCGTTCCTCAAATTGCACAACAAATTGCTGAATCAATAAAGGTAGTAGAAAATGCCAAAAGACGTTAGAATTAGACTAGAAGCAGACAGTTCCGCAGAATTACAAGAAGACATAGATAGGTATCACAACTCTTACCCATCTATAGGATATGATACTAAGGTTATTAAAACAGACCTAGAAGATGGTAAGTATATTGCTTATGTATCCCGTTTAGATTCCTGTGATTGAGGCTAGATATGAGACACGAAGATTTTATGAAAAAAGCTATGAAAGAAGCGCACAATGTTGATATGGTTAATCACCCACCTCATTACAAAAAGAATGGGATTGAGTGTATTGAGGCTATCAAAGCTGCTTTAACTACAGAAGAATTCAGAGGGTATTGCAAAGGTAATACTCTCAAATACACGTGGCGGGAACGCTACAAGGGCAAGTCTGTAGAGGACTTGCGGAAAGCGCGGTTTTACTTAGACCGTTTAATTTTGGAACTAGAAAATGAGCAGGAAGATAAGAGCTAGCATTACAATATCTGCTTCTATTGATTTAGATGAATTTAACGCTGACGTTGATGAAATTTCGGATACTGTAAGAGAATACATAGAAGATTTATTGTTTGATGTTGAAGGTATCAAACCTGCTAAAATTAGCGTGAGGATGACACATGAATAACCAATTACCTACAGATTATCAGAATTTTATTGCCCTATCTCGTTATGCGAGGTGGAAGGAAGACGAACAACGTCGGGAGACTTGGAGTGAAACTGTATCCAGATATTTTGATTATATGGCTGACCATCTGCATCATAAATATGGCTATAAGCTTCAACCTGCACTGAGGAAAGAATTAGAAGAGTCCGTGCTAAGTCAGGCAATCATGCCTAGCATGAGAGCGTTGATGACTGCAGGGCCAGCACTAGACCGCTGCCACGTAGGTGGATACAACTGTTCATACGTACCTGTTGATAGCCCTCGTGCGTTTGACGAGACCATGTACATTCTTATGTGCGGTACAGGGGTAGGCTTCTCTGTTGAACGCCACTGTATCGAAAAGCTACCCATGGTAGCGGAAGAATTTCATGAAACCGATACTGTAATTAAAGTTGGCGACAGTCGGCCTGGATGGGCAAAGTCCCTCAAAGAACTGATTGCTATGCTGTACACAGGCCAAGTTCCTAAGTGGGACGTGTCTGATGTGCGTCCTGCTGGTGCTAGGCTTAAGACATTTGGTGGCAGGGCATCAGGTCCACAGCCCTTGGTTGAGCTGTTTGAGTTCGTTGTACAGAAGTTTAAAGGTGCCGCAGGGCGCCGGCTATACCCAATAGAGTGTCATGACATCATGTGTAAGATTGGTGAAGTGGTAGTCGTGGGTGGTGTACGCCGCAGTGCATTGATTTCATTGTCTAATCTCAATGATGACCAGATGGCACACGCTAAGTCAGGCCAGTGGTGGGAGAATGAAGGCCAACGTGCGCTAGCTAATAACTCCGTAGCCTATAAGCAAAAGCCTGAGATGGGCACATTTATGCGTGAGTGGTTGTCATTGTATGACAGCAAGTCAGGTGAGCGTGGCATCTTCAACAGACAATCAGCAATCAAGCAAGCTGCTAAAAATGGTAGACGTGATACAGACCATGACTTTGGGTGTAATCCGTGCAGTGAGATTATATTACGCCCGTATCAGTTTTGCAATTTGTCAGAAGTAGTTGTACGTGAGAATGATACAATTGATGTGCTGAAGAACAAAGTACGTCTTGCAACCATACTTGGTACATTCCAGTCTACATTAACTAACTTTAAGTACCTTCGTCACGTATGGAAGAAAAATACTGAGGAAGAAAGATTGCTTGGCGTTTCACTTACAGGAATTATGGATAGCACATTAACTGCTACTGCTGGTAATAAGCTAGAAACCCTGCTTGAAATGTTACGCGATGTTTCTGTACAGACTAACAAGGAGTTTTCTACTAAGCTTCAGATTCCTCAGTCTACTGCTGTAACATGCGTAAAGCCTAGTGGCACTGTGTCCCAACTTACTGACGCTGCCAGCGGCATCCATGCACGGCATAATCCTTATTACATTCGTACTGTACGCGGCGACAACAAAGACCCGCTCACACAGTTTTTAGTGTCTGAGGGTATTCCTGCAGAGCCTGACGTAATGAAGCCCGATAGCACCACAGTGTTTAGTTTCCCAATGAAGTCACCACAAGGTGCGGTAACACGTACTCAAATGACTGCTATTGAACAGCTTGAACTGTGGCTTACATATCAGCGCCACTGGTGCGAACATAAGCCTAGCGTAACAATTTCGGTTAAGGAATCGGAATGGATGGACGTTGGTGCGTGGGTCTACGAACACTTTGATGAGGTTAGCGGTATCAGCTTCCTACCATTCAGTGAGCACACGTATCAGCAAGCACCTTATCAAGACATTGATGAAGTACAATACAAAGAGTTCTTGACTAAGATGCCAAAAAGGGTAGACTGGTCTAAGCTACAGGACTTTGAAAAAGAAGATACTACATCAGGTGGACGTGAGTTAGCGTGTACCGCAGGTGTGTGTGAAATTGTAGACATTTCAGCAGGGTGAGGATACCATGACTAATAACAAAGCAGTGGACAGGTTTTATCATGAAGGACGTAAGTCTTTTAGTGCGGCAGAAAAATGTGGTAAATATTACCACATCCCTGCTAATCCGTATTCAATGGATTCTTTTCGGGGTAAGGAATGGCAGCGAGGTTACAACCTTAGCTATTTCCAAAACTTAAAAAAGGTTCAAGCACAATGAATGGAAGAGAAAATCAAGTCCGCCGCTTTCAAAAAGCCATGGAACAGCCCATAAATACGGAACTGTCAAGTAAACAGCTTATGCTACGTATGTCTTTTATTGATGAAGAAGTAAAAGAACTACGTGATGAAGTCTTGACAGCTGTTAAAGAACTTGAAGAAACTGCCACAGTTTCACATCAAGTACGTGTAAATCTGTTGAAAGAACTAGGTGATGTAATGTATGTTGCATCAGGCTTTGCCGTAACTTTTGGCTTGCCTATTTCTAGGGCTTTTGATAGGATACACGAATCAAACATGAGCAAAATGGTTGATGGCAAGGCTCTTAAGAATGACGATGGTAAAGTCATGAAGGGGCCAAACTACCAACCACCAGCACTAGATGATTTAGTGCATGGACAACTAGAACTGTTTTAGGAGACTTAAATGTCAGATGACGCCCAAATGATTACCATTGATGGTAATGAATACAACTTTGAAGAACTAGAAGATAACCAAAAAGCTATGGTTAATCATGTTGCTTCGTTGAACAACAAGATTGCGCAAGCTAGGTTTGACCTTGACCAACTAAATGTAGCACAAAAAGCATTTAGTGATATGCTGGTAGCTTCTGTAAAAGAAACTAAACCAGAACCCGAGAAAAGCAAAAAATAATGGAAAATTTGGAACCAGTAAAAAAAGACCGTAAAAAGTTTGATTTAGATTTGCAATACGGTAAAGTTCGTGAACAGCGTATCGCTGACATGCTTCAGAATAAAAAGATTGAAGTGAAATCAGAAAGGGATATGTGGGCACGTACCGGCAATATTGCTATTGAGTATCAATCGTACGGCAAGCCAAGTGGTATCGCTGCCACAGAAGCTGATTACTGGTTCCACAATCTTTGCATCGGTGATGATACTTTTGCTACACTTGTGTTTAGCACCGACTCATTAAAAAGAATTATCGCTAACCTTGATTACAAGAAAACAGTTAAGGGCGGCGATAACTACGCCTCTCAGATGTATCTTCTGAATATACAAAAGCTATTTTCATCTGACGTAATTAAAGCATTTAAGGAAAACGAAAATGGCATCAATGAAGACGCTATCAATACACAGTGAGCTAGACGTACACTTGAGTATCACCAAGCAAGGCATCGGTGTAACCATATCAGGCGAAGAAGCTGAAACTTCATTTAGTGAATATACATGGGATGAGCTGTCTGATGATATGATTGAGCAGCATGCTGTGCCTGTGCTAGCCAGCAATGACTATAAAATTAGTAGCGATAGTCGCGACTTTATCAAAGAGGCGGCACAAAAAATGCGCTATGCCGCTAGTAAAATGGCACAGCGCACTGATAATATGGATGTTGTTGATATTAGTTAGGGATTAGTAGTCCCATACATACCTTTAACTGACTGGGATGCTGCGGAACTATTCTGTAGCATCCTTTCTGTTTGGTCTGCATCAGATTCACGTACGCCCATACCTTCCATGGCTACCTTAGCAACTAAAGTACCGTACGCGCCGGACCCAAAGAACATCTGTTTTAGCTTGTCTGCAGTTGTTTGTGCTTTACCAGTTCCTGTTACTGCTTTAACAAATTCATCATTAGCAAGTAATCTTGCAACTCGTGCCTGAGTACCCAAACGTGCAAGACCAGAAACAAACTTTCCTGGGTCTACTGTAAACATTTCACCAATAATTTGTGCGCCTGCAAGTGCAGAACCTGCATCAGCGCCCTGTCTATTAATTACTCCAGCATATTCAGTGATGGCATCTAGAACTTTTTCATCTGTTTCATTTAAGATATCCCTAAATACACCAGCAGATTTAAGCTTTGTCATAATATTTTGCAATGCAGCCACATCTATTGTTTGCTGACCTACCTCTGCAAAAGCACTATTACTTTGTACTTCTTTTAGTACGCCACTTTGTGGGGAAATTATAAAATTAAGTAACCCCTCACGTAAATTTGAGGCCACTCCTTCTTTACCTTCTGGGGTTGCTTGTCTACGTCCTACTGCCAGCAGTTCATTTAAGGATGCACGAATCTGTGCAGAGTCTCCGCTAAGTGCTGTTTCAAACACTTCAGCCATTGTGCCGGATTGGGGTGCACCTAATACTTGGTCTATGCTTCCACCACGTTGCAGGTTAGCAACTAAGGTGGCATCATTACGTATCTGCGCTTCTTGTGCTTCATCAATACCCAACGCACGTAGTTGACGTGGTTCAAAGGAATCAAGAAAGTTAGTTACATCAGTTGCACCAGTAACGTCTGACAAATCAGTAGGCATCATACGCGCTAGTTTACTACTTAATACGCTAGCAAAAGAATTCTTTAGGTCAGTTGCAGCACCTATAACTTCCGGCCCAGTTTTTGATGGGTCAATTTTATCTATATTTTGGCGTACATATGCTTCCTGAGCATTAATGTTTTCCATAGTTATGGTTCCGGGAACAGCACGACCACCGCCGCCTGGAACTGTGGTTAGCTGTTCTGCTAGTGTAGCAGGTTCAGGTGTTTCTGTACTTCTACGGCCTATACGAGCTTGTGTCTGAAGCCCAGTGCCTGTTAACTCAAAAGTTTCTTTATAGAAATTGTTTGCTTTTGCTAGGTTGTCTGCTACTCCATCAATTGGTTTTACAGGTTTGCCGATGAGGTCAAGAAGTGCATTACGCATTTCCATAGCCTGCCCAAATAGCTTTGGATTAGGTGCTGTGCCCGCAGTGCCAAATGTGTCACGTGCCAGCTCACCGTAACGAGACGCATATAACTGTAATATTTTAGCTGGGCTGTCCACAGATTTAGCATCAAAGTTAAACCCTGGGTTATCTTCCGCAAATTGTTTTACAGCTGCTCTAATTTGTGATGGATTAATCTGACGAGTGCCGTCTTTTTGCACCTTACCCATAGTGATAAGGCTATCCATGAGATTACTCATAAGCCGTTCACCACGTACCTCTGGTGGCAAATCTGCAGCTATCGTTGTTTTATCAAGTCTAGTTGCATCCGCTGGTGTTACGGGGATAATAGTTGTAGTGTTTTCTGGTAGAAACGCACGTATATCATCTAAGTTGTATGACGAGTTCTTTACTTTATCAAAGACATCTGAGTACAACCCACGAGCCTCAACAGCACGAAGGCGTAGGAATAAATCTTCTAAAGAACCTAAGTTCTCACCTAGGGTAGTCAAGTCTGGGCGTTCACCCACTGGTGCATCCTGTACAGATTTTAGTGTCTGTCCGATACCCGCTACGTCTTGTTGGAACTTTTTAAAGTCTCCCGCACCTACATCGTCACCGTATTTTTTAAGATACGCTACAACAGACTGCATCTGTTCTTGTGTTTTAAGGGGGATGATTAGGGATGTTTGTTCTGCCAAACTAGATACGCGGCCAATTAACCGGCTAGGAACAACCTGCTGTAGCATTAAGTTTTCTAGTGGAATGCCAATATCCATAGCGCCACCAGCGGCTGTTTCTGTTACTGTTTCTTGTGCTCTAACTGCAGATTCATAAGTTGTAGGTTTGATTTGTCCTTTAGAACGAACACTACCTATGGCCAATTTCATTTTGTCTTTTAGGGCAGGAATTAAGGCAAAAGCGGTTTCTAAGGCGCCAGCAATTTCACGTTGTTTTTCAGCTTCGGTAGCTTCACCTGCTTGAAACACCTCTGGAACAGTCAGTTCTTTAATTAAATCTAGTGTTCCAGAAAACTGTAGGGCTTCCTCTTTGTTTAGCCCAAGTTCATCTTGAAGGTACTGCCTACCAGCTTCTACAGATTTACCACCAACGTACAGTGTATACCCAAACATTATTGGAGCAGTAACGACAGCAAGAGGACCACTTACGGCAGCTGTAGCCGCGCTAGTAGCAAAAGCGGCTGGCACAATAGCTAAAGAAGCCCCTGTTTCAGCAAGTACACCCGGTGCATAGCGTTCCACCATGGCCTTAGCCCCAACAGTAGCAGGAGCAAAGTCGGTGTATGTGCCATCATCACGCTTAACTGATACGTAATTACGTGGTGCAAACATACTAAGATTAGGACCATCGTCCTTAATCATGCGTACATTGCCCTTACCAAAGGTTTTTTCCATAGCGTTAAAATACTGTTCATCAGTATCAGCTAAGTAAAGTTCCTTTTGTGCACCGGAAGCACTAATCAGATTAGATACTTCTGTGCCCCTAGGGTCAACATTTACACCGTATTCCTGTGCCTTTGGTGTGAGCCTATCTATGCGAGCTGCTTCAAATAGTTCTTGAGACTGCGCTAAAGCTTGCGGGGTTGTTTCTGAAAACGCTTCTGAAGATGGCGTATCAACAAGACCAAAGAAGGATTTTTCTTTAGGTAGTTCTTCTGCCTTTTTGGGGTCAAACATAACCCCTGGATACACTTCAATAGGGCCTGGAAGCACTACTTCGTCATCTTGGTCTACGGGTACATTTGCTTGTGCAGGCAACGGTGCTGAACCGTACATTCCTGCTACAGATTGTGATGCTGTGTTGGCCATACTATTCCTTATGAATTTCTATTTGCTTGTCTAATCTTTGCAGCTTCTAATTCATCTGCAAGTGCTGCTGCATTTGCTACGCCCGGAATACGTGCAAGATTAGAAGAATTAGCATATGCTTCTCTATAAGCTTCTGTGTCACCATTTAAATCACGGAATGAGTTCACACGTTGCATAGCCCTCTGCGTCATCTGCTGTACACGGAATATCTGTTCCTCATATCGACCACGCTGTGCCACAGGCAATGCTTCATACTCATTCTTATTGAGAAGCTTTACACCATGTGACTGTGCTATATTTTTCATAATATCTACAGATATATTATTTTCAAGCAGCTTGCCGGAATCATCTGTAATTTTTATAGAGCCATCATCTCGTACTTCCATAATTTTCATTGATGGATTATTTTGATACATTCGCATAGCTGTATCCATAGCCATTGCTTCTTGTAATCCAATCAATGCCTGTGTAGCACGAGTTGAACCGATACCAGAGTCATTAATTACAGCAACGTAATCTAGAACAATTTTTAAGTCTTGGTCAGATAGCCTTGGGTCTTCAAACAACTGGTCTTTTGCTGTAGAAATCAAAGGAATTGTAGCTTGGCGCATCTGGGTAATTTCTTGTGTTTCAGTTTCAAACCCAGGAATTGTTGTACCGAATACAGAATTAGCAATGTCTACAGTATCCTGTGTACGCATAATGATGTCGCCCACAATGTTAAATCCATTTGGATTTCTTGCGGTAAGTTGTATTGCATTACCGATATCCATAGAACGTGCATTATTAGTACCGATTTTTGTAGTGTTAAGTGCCTTAGTTTTAGGACGGGGTTCTACAAAACCACCAGATGAGACAATTGGTGCACGTTGTAAGGTAACTGTGCCATTTGGCCCTACCATAGGAACCATTGCTATACCATCTTGGGTTGTTAATCCACCAGCTGCAACAAATGCTCCAGCCCTAGACCTAACTTCATCTTCGTTCTGACTTGGGTCTGCTCGCATACTTTCTCTCACTATTGATTCCACCTTTTCTTGGAACACGCTCATTTTATCTGCACCAGCCTCTGGTACTTTAGGAATAAAGTCAGTGGTCAAGGAGTTTTCGATAGCATTGAAAATGGTATCATCTTTGGTTTTTGTAGCTATTGCTAGCTGTTGTGGCATAGCAAAAATTAGTTCTAGCTGGTCTGAAGTGTACTTATCAGAATGCTCTCTAGCATGTTTAACAGTTTCTTCAACTAGCTTTGATATATGACCATAGCGTGTATCAGTTGCTGTTCCTGCACCTAATAGTTTTCTACCTTTAATAACTAGGCTGTTTACAGTATCGGCAACGCCTTCTTTAGCCGCATACCCTGGAACGGTAGCCGCGTCATACATATGCTTAGTAAGTTCTGTTGATATTGTTGATAGCTGGTCACGTGTACTCTGTGACAGCTTATCATCAGAGATACCTGCTGAAATAGCTGAAATGCTAGTTCCATGCACCTCCTTAAAGAAACCTTTTACGTCAGGGGGCATCATTGTGGTTAGGGCGAAGTTTTGTAACTGAGATACTTCAGCACCACCAGTACCATCCACAGAGAACGTTTCGTAATCTTTCATAACTTTTGCAGCCAGCTCACGACCGGTAACGATTGTACCATCTGGCATTTTAATATTTTGCATACGTAGAAAATCAGGCTTAGTTATTACATTTAGAACGCTACTTTGTTTACTGTCAACTACTTCTTTGTACTTATCTGTTGGAGCAATAGCTAAAGCTGCTGTCGGGTCTGCGCGTGTAGGCATTGTACCAGCAATAACTTTACGATACTGTTCAATTGATATACCGAGTTTTTTTGCAGCTCTTTGCTCAATTTCTTCTTCATCAGCACCACCAAATAAACGACCCATAAAAGAATCAAACCCGCCTTTAGGTTTTACTTGTGTTTCTGCAGCTGTTAATGCGGCATCAGTCTGCGCTACATCAGGCGACTGTGCAGGAGCTTCTGTTGTGGTTTTTATGGGCTTAACTTTAAATCTGTCACGATTTTTTAAAAAGAAATCAACAGGATTTTTTTCATCATACTGCAATAGCCCTCGTGCTATGCTTTGTAGTTCACTAGCACTAGCATTTTTTAGCATTTCATCATCTTGTGCCGCTAATAGCTGTGTAA